AAAATATACAATAATTCATGACTTATTGAAAAAAGATGAAATACGTAGTTATTTGCAACAACAAGAAGGTAAAGAAGAAAAATTCTACGCATAAAATGGATAAATAAACATTAAGGACAAAAATATGAATAATGCATTATCTTTAAATTCACCTCAAAAAATCATAAACATTTGGGAGGAAGAACAAAGCATTCTAGAGATACGTAAATTATTTGCCCCCAAGCTCTCAGAATCAGAGTTCAAATGTTTTGTAGGCATAGGAAAGGCAACAAACCTAAATCCATTTGTACGTGAAATTTGGTGCGTTAAATATCAAGAAAACACACCGGCACAAATATTCATAGGAAGAGATGGATATAGAAAGGCTGCTCAATCACATAAAGACTATGATTATCATCAATGTGATGCCGTTTATGAAAACGATTCATTTGAGGTTAAGAATGGAGAAGTTTTCCATTCTTACAAACCTATTAACAGGGGTAATTTAATAGGAGCATATTGCATAGTAAAACGTAGAAAATCATCAAAGCCAATGTATGTATTCGTTGAATTAAAAGAATACTCTACCAATAAAAGTATGTGGAACAATCAAACCGGTAAACCTGCAACTATGATAAAAAAAGTTGCGGAAAGCCAATGCCTTAGGGCATCTTTTCAAGATTTATTAGGAGGAACTTATGGCGAAGAAGAAATGGATAGTTCCGTCATAAAAAATGAATTTTTTAATCATTCAAAAATAATTGAAGGTAGTACTCAAACAGAAATACTTAAAAATATGTTAGATGTTAATTGTATAGATGAAAAAACTGGAGAAATAATAGATATTATCGATGACAAGATAATAAATGAAGAACAAATAAATAAAATATACTCAATAATGAAAGAAAAACAATTTTCGGAAGAAAGAAAAGAAAAAGCAATAGATTATGTTACTAAAAAATATAAAGTAGAAATGCTTTTAGATTTGAAAGAATATCAAGCAGATAAATTTATTTTTGATTTATCCAACTCATAAGGACAAAAAATCATGATTAATAAAGCAACATTGCTAGGAAGAATAGGTAAAAAAGAAATAAAAAATACTAAAAATAATGAGGAAATGACCCTTATATCTGTAGCAACGAATAGAAAATGGATTGATTCAAAAGGAGAAGTTAATAACAAAACTACTTGGCATAATATTGTTTTTTTTAGCAAATTAGCAGGTATAGTTAAAAAATATGCACAAGTTGGATCATTGGTATATATAGAAGGAGAAATAAATAACAAAAAAATAGAATCTGGAGAAAGAGAAGGGGAGTATATCTATTCGGTCACAGGAGAAAAAATACAATTCATCCCTTCTTCAAAAAATGAATCAAAAGAAAATGATAAAAAAGAAGATAATCTCTTAGAAGACGATTTAATTCCTTTTTAATTTATTCTTTATGGTTAGAAATTTAAAATTTCTAACCATAAATTTTATTTGAATATTAAACAATAAACACCAGAATTACCTTCATTTTTACATTTTTGGTAATTATCAAGATCCATAACTACACCAAATAAAAATCCAAGTATAAAAGTTACTACGCAAGGAATATGCATTATATTACCTTTCTTTCTAAGGACTATCACTAAGTACATAATTGAAATCCACAAGAGTATTTGGCCCTGGATCTGCTGTAAATGTCACAAAAAGAGAATCATTTCCTGGAAGAGCCCTTGCTATAGCTACAATATTAGTAGAATTTCTTATGGTTGCAGTTCCTCTTGAGTTAACGGTTAATCCCAAAAGACCAGGAAAAGTGAATGTGGTAGCTCCTCCATTAAAAACTCCTGTCGTCCCTGCAACCGTTGCGTCCGAGGCAACCAATGAATAATTACCTCCGGATGTTCTATAAATGCCAAAAAGATAAGTTCTAGTTGTTCTTGAATTTCTTGATGGTTTTGTGCTCACTGCGGCAAGCATCCCTTCCCTTATTTGAATATTCTCTTTAACTAAATCGTTAAGATATCCTCCTTGTTTTACCTGATCATAGGTATCATTGGTCTCTATGAAGATAAAAGTAGGAGTAACACCACTTTGCCCCGCAAAATTCGTATTTACATTAAGTATTGGCATCTTATTTCCTCAAAATTTCAACTAAATTCCCAAACTATAACCACACCTGAACTTCCATTACCACCAGATTGACTTGTTGTTGTAGATCCAGCTCCTCCACCACCTGCTCCATAAGTTACTGCTGAGTTACCTGGAGAAGGAGTTCCAGAAATTCCCTGCCCTCCTCCACCAAAATAACTTGAACCTCCATTACCAGAACAAAAAAATCCTAACACCGTTAGTCCCATTAATCCAGGCGCACCTCGACAATTAATACTTCCATTTGTTCCGATACCAGCAGATCCACCTGAAACAATTTGAGCTAAAGTAGACAATATTGCTCCACTACCTTTTCCACCAGAACCTCCTGTAGCTTGCAAAGACGCGCCAAAAAAAGTAGTACCTCCTCCTAATCCATCATTATTACCAGAAGATCCTCCATTACCACCAGAACCAACGGTATAAGTATAATTTGAGTTTGCAGAAGATATATATAATCTAGAATATCCTCCAGATCCACCACCTCCAGCACCTGAAAAACTTAAAGAAGAGCCAGCGCTACCTCCTCCTCCTCCTCCACCGCCAACAATTTCAACTAATATTGAAGTTATACCAGATGGCCTTGTATAGGTTTGCGCTGCACCTGAAGTAAATATTTGAAAACTTTTTAAAGAACCTAAAACTGATGGTATAGAAGACCAGGATCCGTCACCTCTCCAAAATGTTGATGATGAAGCGCTAGAACCAGAATTTAAATTGTTTATAGACAGATTACCAGAAATTCCTGTGCTCAAAGGAAGTCCTATGCAATTTTGCAAGTCTCCCAATGATGGAATTCCAATATTTGGCGTATTAAGTACTGGTGAATTAGAAAAAACTAATGGTCCACTTCCCGTCTCATCTGTCACAACCATAGCAAGATTTGAACTTGAAGGAATAGAAAGAAATTCATAGACCCCAGATGCCATGCCGGTTATTTCTTCTAATGGAAATTCAATGCAATTTTGCAAATTACCTGATGGTGGAGTTCCTATAGGAGTATCGATCAATTCCAAGCTAACAGGACTTAATACATTTAGTCCAAAAAAGGTTGGCGAACTATCTGCGGATATACTTTGCGGTAAAGTTAAAGTGATATCTCCTGTTTTTGGAATATCAAATGTATCATTCACAAAAATTTGATTTGACGTTCCTTCTAGTGACCTTACACAAGACAAAGTTGATGGCGCATTAAATAATGTATTTTCATTATTCCTTAGACCTGCAATTTTATCTGATGATTCTAAATCGCCACCATCGTTAAAATTACTGAATTTTTTTGGATCATTATTGCCATTCATGTTAATCCTAATAATATCAGTTATTTTGTCCTATAGAATAAAAAACTACTTGTACTAATGTAGGGTCAGTTCCTGAATTATAAAAATACAAAGTGTCCCCTGACTTTACTTCCCTGCATAATGATCCAAAAAGAGGCAAAGATTCTGCATTTGACAAAACAAAAGTTGGAGATGATGGAGGAATAACAAGGTCATTAACTGAAACGAGAATAGCTCCTAAAGATGGTGTGCTCATAATAGCTTTGTATCTTCTTGCAAAAGAAGGAATGATAATAGGCTCTTGAGAACCTCCAGGAACTAAAGCATTAAAAATTAATTTTGAAAAATTAAACCCAAAATCATCTACAGGCTGTTGAGCTAAATATGGTGTAATCATTAGTAATTCCTTCGTAAAAAATTAATCATGCAACTATTCCTATCCTTGCATCAACAATATAATTGAATAGGATTGATGCTTCTGCTAACGCAAGAATCCCACTAGTTCCTGTTGCAACGTTAGCGATATTATTTGCTCTATTTACTGGTGAAAATGACGCTCCAGATGTTCCTGAAAATGATTGCGTCCAATTTGCTCCAACGATTAAAATAACCACATTCACATCCAAAGAAGCACCATCCCATGCATTAAGGAGAGCGCTATTTGATGCCCCTGAAGGTGCATATAATGTAGGGTAGACTGCCCTTCTTTTTTGAGATTTATATTTTATATTTATAAATCTAGCATGTACAGTATATGATACTGTTCCAGGCTGAGGACCCACTGAAGATATAATAAGCCCGCTTGTACTTCCAGCAGTAGGATCTATACTTGGGTCAACATTTTTCTCATAATAATATTGGCATTCTTCAAGAGTTAATATATTAGACTTTGTTGCGGGCCTGCAAGGAATATCTCCTGGTATTAAAGATATAGAATCAACGAATATATCAGTTCCTATATCAATATATGAAAATGTTTGAACTATAGCAAACTTATCAGTATCTAATATTTGTGAATCATCAGTTAGTTCCCATCCTGAGAATCCATAATCATTATTTCCATTGTTAATATCTGAAGCAGAATTAACAACACTTAAATTTGCCGTAGCGGTATCCAATCCGCTTCTAGGTATTTCCGTCCATCCTGCTTGGGTTATAGTAAATATACCAGATGGGGACACTGATCCTATAGATAAAGGAATTATAGGAAATATCGATGCTAATGGCGCTCTAAATAGATATGTTCTAGTAACTACATTACCACCTGCAGCACTTTTGTAAGCATTTACATTAACAGAAAGTTTGTTTCCAATAATTTTTTTTGCCTGGTTTCCTTCCAGATATTGCATAATATAAAATGCATTATTTGCTCCTGATGTGACGAAATGAATTCCATTAGTCGTTGTATTTCTTCCAAAAGAAACGTTAGATACTGATAGTGAAACAGCTGTAGTTTGATCCCAAATATATCCCAAGCCAGCCGTTGGGATATTACCCGTTGCTCCGAATTGAGAAGGATTTAATGGGAAATCCCATCCTGTGAGCATGCTTTCAATCTGTTTTTGTTCAAGTTTTGGGATGAAGTAATCACCCAAAAATGCTTGCTCTCTATTTGATGACATATCTTCATAAGAGAAAAAATTTGGCGATGTACTTGTTTGAGAAGGTATAAGCTGGATACTTGTTAATCTTACGTGAGAACCTGTAATAAATGAAATCCCAACGTCTACATAACCGTCTTTTCCTAAATCTGGATTTATTGAAAGAGGAACTGGATTATCTGTTTCGTCTCTTAACTCAAAATATTGGCTATTATCAAATGATACATCCATGATGGTAGTTATAGGACCTCCACCAGACTCCCTATAAAACATTTGAAGTCCAGTTGTCCCTAAATTTTCATTCCTAGCGACTAAAGTTCCCGAAAGAAATATGTCTCTACCCGCAGTAGATGCCCATAATCCCGAATTTGTGTTGAATCTTTGAATTAAATTACATTCTGTAACTCCACCAGAAATACTGACATCAATTAAATATGGAGGACTCGTTACGATATTTGTATTTCCACTTATTTCAACAACACTAACTGTTACGCTTCCAGTTCCACTTATAGAAAAAAACCAATTAGGCGCAAATGAAAATTCTTGGTCCGTGGCTCCAGTAACATTATAAGTTATCGGAAGTCCTTCATTAATAAAGGTTCTTGTAAACTGAGAATTTGAAATTTGATTTGAAATAGAAAATGGTTGATCATTCGGATTTATACTTTGAGATACATTTGGCGGCCATGCTTCTCGTGTAAACTGATTAACCGCGCCACTACTGTCACAAGATACATAATATAAATCTATATTCCCATCATCATCGAAAGGATAATAATAAATAACTATATTATCACCCAATGCGTTTTGAGGAGTGCCTACAGAACTTAAAGTTACAGGATTAGGAAGTAGTGTATATGTATAATTAGGAGGAGAGCCAGACAATTGATATACAGGCTTAGGAACATTCCTTGATGAATCTCTAAAAAAACTTAAAGTCCCTGATGCCAATGGAAGGCCAGAATCTTTATCTACAAAGTATCCTTCAAGGTCACTCGCTACTATATATCGATCATCTAATGCCATCGTTATCACCTTTCTTTTTTTTCATGCTCAATAATGATTGAAATAATGGATTAAATAAATCATCTCTCTTTAATGTCTGCGTCAATTTATTATTGCCTTTGTTTTCCACTTTTTTGCTTTCTTTAATCATTTTTTTAACAAGGCTCTCTCTTAATTTTGGAGAAGTAAGGGCTTTGTTCATGGCATAAGAAAATGCCGTTGGGGCTGCTGCTATAAAAGGATTTCCAGTTCCCAATAATGCGCCTTGTGCCCCAGTCATTAATGATTGAAGATTTCTAAATCCAGTTTTTGGGTTATGTAATATATTTAAAGCCTCTTCATTCATTCCTCTTAATTTACCATAATCCAATATTTCTTGGCGTGTTTTTGTGTCAGGAAATAGAGCTTTAAATTGTCTATTCCCTAATGAGTTAACTAAAGACGCTAATTTCTTAGGATCAATTTCACCGGATTTATTTTCTGCTCCTTTCAAATAAGTATATCCAAGAAGATTTTTTTGATCTTCAGGCAATAGTTTATTTATTTTTTCAATATCTTTGTATTGGTCTTGTTTCGCACCAGGCTTAATAATTTCATGAACAATTTTCTGAGGTTCCTTTTCATTCGATAAGTGCTTATATACATTTTTATCCAAGAATTGTGAGAAATTTTTCTTATAATTTTCTTTGGCCTCTTTATGGGATGATTTTAATTCTTCTGAACCTGTTTTTTCTATACTCGATTCAATATCATTTCTTAATGTCTTAGACATATTTTTAAAAAGATCACCTAATGACCTATCTTTAGGCAATGGAGATGCCTTTAATTTTTCCCCTTCATCATATAAAGTATTAACAGTTAATGTAGCATCACTTATAGACGGTGATTTTGACTTAGAAATTATCGGTTTTCCAGAAATATTTAAAATTGGACTTTTTTCTTCTAATGAAGTCTCTTTAAATCCTAATAATTTATTATATGCACGCCTAAAATCAGGATCATTCTGCAGCAAAGGAGATTCTTCTATAGATTTAGAAGCTTCGGATGCTAATTTATTAAAATTGGATAAATCTAAATTGTGTTTTTCTTTTTCTGCTAATTCATTTCTTTTATTGTATAGCTGATTTTTTTTAATTTTGTTCTCTTTGTAAGCCGTATCAAGAAACGTTTTAACCAATTCATTTGTGTCTCCTTCTATACCTTCGGGCTCTAATTTTTTAATTAGATTTTCCCCTCTGTCTTCTACTTCTTTTTTTACCTCTCCGAGTATATTTTTTGCTCCTGAAAAGGGAATCTGACTCGTTATATTTTCAAATAAAGATTTTAATCTTGGTTCCTGAAGTACGCTTCCCAATGGAGTCTTTGTTCCTTCTGAAGCTCTAAGATTTGATTCTAGTTGCTCCGGGGTTAATTCTCCTCGAAACATTCTTGATGGGGCCAAACTTTTATATCCTTTAGCTCCTTTTGCCAACCCTTCTCCAGCAAGACCCATTAATGATGCAATAATAGGGTCTTCTTTTTGTCCGGCGGCGTAAGCAGATGTAGCTCCTGCTCTTCTTGCAATTCCTTTAAGTCCTTTACCTGCGCCGCCTAATTTTGCGTATGGAAAAAATGATGAAAATGCTTGCAATAATTCATCTCCAGGGCGCTCTTCTCCCAGAATTGTTTTTTCTAACCCAGTGTCTCCAACTTGCATTTTCTTAATTAAAGGTTCAATTTCTTTAAAATAAGGTATTTCTTTTTCTCCAAGATATTCTGCAACATTCAATGGCGCATTGTACATTCCCTTTGCAGCTTCTCCAATCCCTGCTCCAATATTTTCTAATGCTCTAAGTGGGTCATGTCTAACTTGACTTAAGGATTCTCTAAATTGTCTTGGTAATTGTTTGAATGATTCGACTATCGCTCCTGGAGCGGAAGAAACGCTTTTCCCTATATCAGACAGAATTCCTGAAAATCCTGACATTTTTGGCTCTTCTGTAATTTTAGATGAATATTCAGGGAAATTTTTATAAATAGCATCTCTCATTACTTCTTCAGAAGTATCTTCAGGGAAATTTAATAGCGTCCCGTTAGGAAGCCTTACTTTTGGCATTATCTGAATCCTCCTGTAGAAGGATCAAAATGAAGTTCCTTGGTGATACTGCCTTCTTTTTTTTGATTCCTTATCCCCAATGATTCTGCCGTTCTGGCTCTTCTTGAAATCAAATCATTTTGAAGCTCATCTATTCGTTTCTTGTAAGCTTTATCGCTTTCATATGGCTGCTTAACGATAACCTTTGACATGAGATTAATGCTTTCATTGGATTGGGGTAATTTAAATGCTCCTATTAATGTATCTATGGCAGATGAAGTTAAGGATTGATATGCTGCTTGCTCATCTGGATGTAAATATTTTGATACGAGCTGTCCAGGGGCATTAAATGCTTTTAGTTTTTTTATTTGGTCTAGAGCATTGTCGATAGATTGCACTGTTTTTTGAGTTCCTGTTTTAAATGCAGTAGTTGGCGCATTTAAGTCTGGTATAATATAATTTTTACCTAATGATAATCTTCTTGCAAATTCTACTTCAGGGGAATCTTTACCATATTTTTCTTCAATATTTCTCAATCCTTGAACGGTTCGTTCTTCTTTAGATAATGGAGATGTTGAGGTCATCAACTTTTGAAGTTGAGCTTTATGTATTTGATTCATCATGTCTTGTTTTGTTGGCTCATATTGAAGTCTTGAGTTATTCAATTGATTCAATATGTCTTGTCCTTGCATCTGAGATTCGAATCTTTGTGGCTGTTGCTGAAGAGTTAATTTCTTCAATGCATTTTCTAAATCTCTTCCTTCCATTTCTGAAGCAAGTCTTTGTGGCTCATTTTGTAATTTCATGGAATTAAAGGCATTCATTAATTCTTCTTGCTTTCTCTGTCGTTCAAGAGCAGCAGGAACTTGTGCTCCCTTATATCCGGAAATAAAATCACTGAATAAGTTTTTTAATCCAGGATTACCAATTGGCTCAATATTAGCAAAATTAATAGGTTGAAATGGCATGATTAATCCTTAGAAAAATTTATAGGAAGACCTGCTGCACCTCCAAATGCATGCATTAACATGCTAAGCATATCTCCGCCACGTTGGTTCTGTTCTCTTTGTCCTTGAAATGCTGTTTGGGCTTGAGTTCCCATTAAATTAGCTAAATCTGAAGAAAGATCCTTTGATGCGTCATATCCTGTATTAAATAATCCTTGTTCACCTTTTAAACCCGTGTTAAATAACCCAGTAACATTACCCAACCAGTCCTGCATATCTTTGCCCATCAATGTGTCAGTTATTTTTGCTGAATTCTCAATATCTCCTTGAGATCCTCTCATTCCTCCAGCAGCAGCTGTATTCCCAGCAGAACGTAATTGTTCATCTCTATTCATTTGATAGCTTTTTGAGGGAGCATATCCCTTCATGAGTTGTTCTAAAAAAGCACCTGGATCATTAGTTAAAGAGCCGTACTTATCACTTAATATGTCCCCTGATTTCGCTCCTTTTTCTATAAATGGATTTAAATATCCCTTTTCCATTCCAGGTATTTGGTTTAAATATTGCATAGCGGAATTTGCAGGATTTTTACCTCCTCCAAACAAGTCCATAAAATTCATATCTATATTCCTATTCTATACGCTCGTTATAGTCTCAATGGTACCAGATGCAGTCTTAACTTGTAATTTAGATAGTGTTGTATTGAACCAAATAGTTCCTACTGAAGAATTTGGTTCCAAAGATGTTATTTCAGCTGTTGTCTTTGATGGAAATTGAACTCCGTCATTGAAGTAATTAACTACTACATTTAAACTTTGAAACATTTGATCATTGTAGAGATGCGCATCTTGAGTCATTGTTCCATCTGAATTTGTATAAATCATATCAAAAAATGGGGGAAGCCTAGGAACGCTCATCAATAAACCTCCAATATACCATTATAGGCCAAAAATCTCTGCATTCCCCAAAATCTTAATTGAGGAGTAAATTCGTTACATTGACCCATTCTCCACCATGTTATTTGATTGCTATAATGACCTTGAGGATTTAGATTTTTACCAACTATATTACTAAATGATTGATTCCCATTTTTTGAAAAAGAAAAATCTACTCTTGGATTGTTTAAATTTTCGCTACAAAATCCTGATTCTTGAAGAATTTCTTCGTCATTTTCAGAAACTATGAAAGAACCTTCTCCTTCTGTAATCAATATACCTTGGCAATCTAACCCCATAGGAACAAAGTCTGTCACTCCTTGTTCCAACCAGAACGTTAACTTTCCAACCCTGAATCTAGATGAATCTTCTTGTCTTATTGATTTGCATATTCTTATTCTTGGGATGATGTCGCCATCAGTATTATCTTCTATATTATAATTATAACTAATCAATTCTGTACCCATTTGATATAAAGATGCTGAATTTAGAGAAATAAAATATATATTTTCATTAAAATACGCTGTTTGTCTTGCTGGATGATAATCCAACTTTTCATCAGATAAATTAAAAAATTTACCTGTATTGAAATCATATACCAAAGATAGATTGTCTTGGGGGTCGAAAAAAGTTAACTGATAAAATAAATGACCATCTTGTCTGAAGAAAAATGCTGTAGATTTGTCAGGTCTTTTCAGTGTCTGAAGAAGGTAGTCTATGCCATCAGTAGAAATTCTGTTCACTGATGAACCATCAGTCCACGATATTGATGGTGAATTATTTTCGCTTTTTGATAACCAACATACATAAGTATCGTTACTGGAAATTGTAGATACAGAAACACAACCATTGTCTATATTAAATGATTGTACTCTTCTGTAGTTTTCCAAACCTCCTACTTGGGTCCATACTTCTGCAACTGATGAACCAAACACAATAATATTGTTGCCTCTTCCAGGAATTCTTTGAACTGCTATTGCATCATCTGGTTTTGTTTGAAGAGAAAATTGCGTATTTAATTTTACCGTTGTTGGAGTATCAAATTCAAATGCATACCAATTTTGTGAATTTATAGTCCCCGGTGCACTCGCTATTAGAAAAAATGTATTATGATAACAAACATAATTTGGAGTAATTACATTCCCAAGAAACATTAAAGTTTGTTTAGTTAAAGTGTTGCTGTCGTAATTATAGACCCACATTGACTGAGTATCTACAATCGCTATCTGATTGCTTAAATTCTCATCTATTGATACCTCTCCGGAAGACGTATCAATATTACCTATAAATTGCGTGGCTAATGATGGAAGTATTTTATAAACAGAACTAGAAATAACAACAATTAGAAAATTACCTCTAATGGAATGGAACAAACCCCTACCTTCTCCTGCAGCAAATATGTCTAATACATTTTTGAATCCCGCATAAGTAACAAGCCAATCATCAGATATAAACATATTGTATGTTTTTTCTAAAGAAATTTTTGGATATCTACCGAATATAGAAGAACCAACTATATTCACAGGTATTTGTTGTGCTTTATTTACAGACATATCTAATCCTCATGAAGGGACTACCCATCCTTTTCCAAGGTTTATAAATCCATAATTTAAACTTCCTCTTTTTTGAAGAGTAGATACTTTGCTGACACTCAAATCTAATAATTTTGATTTTTTATCTATTAATGTCTCATATTTAGCTAATTGTCTCGTCACGTTATCTGGAGTAGTGTAATTATATTCCGAACATATCCTGTCAGATAAAGAATATTTCAAATATGTGGTATAAAATTCATCTAATGTAAGGCTTAAATCTTGAAATAATTCCACAGAAGGAAGCCTAAAGATACCGTGCAGCTCTATTGGATAATTTCTATCTGGCTTAAAATAAATATATAAATCCCCTCCACCGAATTGTCTTTCAAAATACCACATGAATGGTAATGTTTTTATGTTTTCAACTCTGCTGGATCCAAAATATGCATTCCTTTTTTCATACTTCATTGCATACCTAACGGAATCCAGGAAAAAAACTAATGTATCTATAGATATAAGGTTAGGTATTGAATAAATCTCAACGCCCTCAAGAGCAGTAAATGAATATGTTGATTCATAAGGAATCATAGAGTCATCTACTGCTTTTTCGGTAATGATATTATTTAACCATTTCAACCCACTAGTTATCTGTTCTCCACTAACGGTCTCAAATTCTCTCGAAACTACTCCAGAGGCATAATAAGAATCAGCTATAAGCTCATTAGATACATATGGCATAAAATATTTCCAATATATTATTAAGGGGGCAATATTCCTAAATCTTTTATAGTGGTCAATACATCCACATAAGACGAAATGGAAATAGAAACAGATCCACCAGAAACTCTATACTCTATAATCGGATACCCATTTAAAGATAAACCAGCTCCTACTTCAAGCTGACCTCTCTGGGATGCAGCAGCGGAATATCCTCCGAATATAGCAGAACCTGAGGAAAAAATTGTACCAAAAGGTCTCAATTCAACTATATTAGTTGCTGCAGCAGGAGTAAATGAAATAGATACGCCTAGTTTTGTATCTGCAAAAGGAGGAATAAATTGAACGGCCGGAACTATCCCTACAAACGTGGTCGATGTTCCAGAAAGAATAATTTGAAATGGAGATATATACATTGTTCTTTGTTCTCCAGTTCCGACCTGAAGAAAATCAGAGAATCTAATAAGACTATCAATAAAAACAGATCCAATTCTTCTAAACATATCATAACCAGCAGGTAGAGCTGGAGAAACAAAATCTAATGACAAAATACCTGAAGAAGGAAGGTAACTTGTGGAATCCCCTATAACATAAACGGCATACACATGATTAGCTGCTCCCAAAACGTCTCTTCCATTCGCACCCTGCACCCTATTGTTTAAAAATAATGTCTCATTAATGATTATATCATTTGTATTTGTACTGTCTCTTGCAGAACCTGGATTTAATTGCAGCAAAGTATCTGAATTAATATATTTAATACCGATGCCAGAAACATAACTTATAGGTTCATTTACTATTGGAATGTTTGTCATTACTTTTTCCTTTTTTAATATTTAGATATATTTAGATATCCATAAACCCTTAAAGAAACAGTGCTACCTGCACTAACTCTATATTGAATTGAAGGAATGTTCCCATTCAATCCACAAGGAATACCGATGCTTCCAATTTGAGTCCCTGCAACTCCGTATCCAAATTTAATTATTCCATTTGATGCAGAAGAACCAAATGGAATAAACTCGACAAGAGCAGATGATGCGCTCGCATTTAAGGTAACATCAAAAAAAACAATCGTATTTAAAGGGGGTACAGATGGGCTCAAATCTACTGGTGTAAATAAACTACTAGATCCGTTTGTTAACTCTTGAAAAAATACTATATAGTACATTGCTCTATCATTTGATCGTCCATTCATCAAAAATGTAACTATATTAGACCCTGTACCAGTTCTTACGAATCCCAAAAGATTAAACATGTCATAGCCAAATGGAAGGCTTGGAGAATCATAATTCTTAGAAAGAATTCCCGCACTAATTCTATTTTTTGTAGAATCTCCAATAATATAAACAGCATATATTGTAGTGGGTTCTATTGGGTTTTCATCGATTCCATTTGCGCCAACAATATTACAATTTATCAATATATTTTGATTATTAGTTATATCATACGTGTTAGTGCTATCTCGACAAGACCCGGGACGTATAGAGATTAATCTTTGTCCACTAAAAACCAAAGGATTCCCATTTGAATATTTAAATCCAGAATTTACTATCGATGAGTTACTAATTAAAGCCATATTGATTCCTTGATAGTCTTAAAATATCATAAAAAATCTTCATAAGACGTAGTCAGTAATGTTAAGCTGTTTCCAACTGCGGTAACTTTATAAAGAATTGTAGGAGACAATCCATTCAAAGATGCAGGAACGGTAACGGGCCCTCTTTGCGCAGCCACAACACCATATCCAAATCTAACTATTCCCGCAGTTAATGTACTCCCAAAAGGATTGAATTCGGCTATATTAGCTGCTGCAGTTGGAGTATAACTGACATCAAAAGTGACTGCAGTCTGAATCGGTGGAACGGATGTAAATAAGTCAACTGCAGTAAATGCAATGGCATTCCCAGCTGTTAAGGCAATTATCCCCGCATCATAATAATAAATCCTATCATTACTAGAACCATATTGATGGAAAACTCTTATCTCTGAAGAGCCATCAGTAAGTATCCACCCTATTCTTCTGAACATGTCGTAACCATGAGGCATAACAGGACTTACATTATTCAATGAAAATAATAATGCGGTTGGATTATATAGATTGGAATCTCCAATAATATAAACAGCATAAAATCTACTAGGAACAAAAGTAGCCACGTCGCATCCATTAGTACCAACAATGTTACCAAATGCGGTTATAAATCCATTGGAAATTATATCATTAGTATTAGTCGAATCTCTTGCAGCTCCAGGAGAAGCCACAAGGCTTATTGTTGTTCCGCGAGAAATTCCAAATCCATTAATATACAAAACACCAGCATTTACTATTGGAGTGTTGGGAGTAGACACATTATTTTCCTTTTATAAAGGGGCATTGAGCCCCATTAATTAAATTGGCAAAGCAACCATCATTGCGTATTCATCAACCAACGTATCGCCCCAAATAATATCATGAACCATTCCTCTTTGATTTTGACCAAACAAGGAACCATAATATTGACGTATGGAGGCGCCTGAATCAGGGTCATTTGCTATTGAAGTTGGATATGGAACTTCCTCAGGCAATCTGGGCATTGCTAAGAATAAAGGCTTCCCGGCCATAATCAAACCGCATCTATGATCTGGCAATGCAGTAACCTGCATTCCAGGGACAATTTCAAAGCTTATATTTTGAGCTTGTCCAGATGATGCTTTTAATGGAGGAAATATATCAACTGTAACTTGAGATCCAGCAGTAGATGTCGCATCGGCTGTAGCCCTAAATTGAACAGGAGATTGAGAAGTTTTATGTCCAATGAAAGTCAAAAATCTTAAATCTGGAATTCCTACAACACCATCACTAAATTGGAATTTATCATAATTTTTAACCGCATTAGGATTACTTGGAGCAGAAGAACCACTAAAAGTAATTTGAGTAACAGCATCGTCAGAATTTTTAACAGTGCTTACAACCGTCAATGTAACTCCTGCATTACCATCACTTCCAGAAAGATGCGTTTTAAGAAGATTTGATTGATACCATTTACAATTTGAAAAATCACCAATCTCCCAGCTCATGGCTTCTTTGTCATTTCTTATTGGAGCAAATTGATTAAGACCCGAGTTAACGATTCCTGGGTAAGTTAAATCAGAAAGATATCCCATGGTATCTGTTTTTGCTGCGCCAAAGTTCCTGAAGAAAGCTAATGCATTTGCAAGTTGCAGATAAGTTGATATGTTAGTTACACCATCACCATAAAACCTAAAAGTATTAGTTTCCGCTAAACTTGCTACTTGAGATTCAACCTGGCTTCCTATTTCTGCAATAGCAGAACGACCAAACTTATCCAAGTAATCGCGAACGTTAAATATGAATTGTTGTGCGGTAAACTCATAAGCTGTAGATGCTTGTTGATTTACTGTTAATTGTTGAACTCTCTGAACAGCCGCTTGGAAGCTAACAACTAAACTATTAGTGGTATTAAATCGTGGAGGTAAATCAAAAGAAACAGTGTCTCCCAAATTTTTAGGGATATCATCATTGAAGCCCTTGAACTTCATGTTAGCTGTACTGATGAATGCAAAACTATTTAATAATAAAGCTAAATTTGATTCGTTATACGTAACGACTTGCTGCAAAATGTTATTTGCCATTGCAAAAATTCCTATAAAAAAGATATTAATGCAACGGCAAAATTAATTTAAAATTTTTACCCTTTAAGCCAGGGCTGAGATCTTAAATCAGTTGTGTTCATCTTACCGTTGCTGCCAGAAACTCTGGAAGGTTGCAAACGGTCGAGTGGCGCAGGTGTGCTCTGAGAATTGGCCTCATTTCTTGCTGAATTGTTTTCTGCTATAGACCTTGATAGATTTAATAGCTCAGCATGGGCTTTTCTCGGGTTTTTATCTGCCAATATATCAAGTGTAACTAGCTTTGATGAATTTTTTGATAATTCATAGATAACATCCGCTGCATTATCTATTCCTGAAATTAAATAAACTAATTTTGGAAATGAAGTAGGATCAAACTCCTTTGTAACTTCATCAAAATCATCATAAATTTCTTTACCTTGGTTCATCTTAGAAAGATATTGATTTGCAGAATTAGAAAGATGTTCTTCTAATTGTTTTTGCTGCATCTCTTGGTTAAATCTTTCTTGCACTTGCTGATAAATAGTATCTGCGTCAATTTCACGGCTAACATTTTCATTTCTGTTGCCTTGATTTTGAATAGAAGAGTTTAACGCCTCTATTTTCCTTTGATATTCTTCTTCAGCTTCTCTACGTGCTTTCAAAGCAGCTTTTTCTTTGGCATGTTGAACTATGGCATTAACTTGTGACTGAGGAAGGAGTTTTTCTTCTTCAATTTCACCTGATATGCCTTCTTCTACATCACCAATAACTTGATTCTCGTCCATTTACATCCTCCAATGTCATATTTGACCCGATGACTCGGTAAGTTTCCTCGGTATCGATGAGTAATCGCCCATTTATCCGCTTGAGTGCGTTTATACATACCCACGTATTTAGTTCGTGGTCACTTTTACAATTACTACACATAGTAAACAATATCAATGATTTAGTAAATATAGTCTAATATTTTTTGCTTTTTTTATTCTTATTCTTCGCTTCAGAATATGCAATAGCTATTGCCTGATTTTTTGGCTTTCCTGAATTAATCTCTTTTTCTATATTTTCTTTGAATCCTTTTGACCCTGGTTTGGCGCCTTTTTTTAATGGCATAAGTATCCCCCTTAATATCTGCATTCTTTTTTAACCATTTTCTTAACTAACTTTTTATCTTGTTTTTCATCTTCGTGTTTCATTTCTTTATTTTTAGGCTTCAATCCCATTTTTGTTTTTGATTTTATTATTACTTTCATTTTTATTTTCCTTTTTTAATTTTTTATTGGCTTTTAAATCTATTTTTTTCTTCGTTGATTTTGATATTTTACCTTCTTCTTCCATCTGAGAAGCACATGCTTTTGCATTAATAGCCCTGTTCCTCGTGTCAACACGATATTTTCTTTCTTTTGGTAACGCGAGTTCACTAGAAGGTAGCGATTTTCTTTTTTTTGTTGTTAACTTAGACATTTAACACATCCTCATTTAAATTCTTACCAATATGAGAACTTATATTTACCATTGATTCAACGGCGCTTCTAGTATTTTCAGCATCAATCTCTGCTGCTTTTAATTCTGATTCAACATCTTGATTTTGAATTTTACTCATAACCTCTAGGAATTTTGTTTCTGCTTCCCTCTCTTTTATTGAAATTGACGCACTATCGTATTTAGATTTTTCTTGCAAAGAAAGAAGATCGATCTGTTCTTTTGTCGGAGACTGAAGTTTTTTCTGAGCGTCAGCCATAGACATAGCTATTTGTTGTTGTTGCTGCTGAGACTGTGCTTGCTGTTGTTGCATTGCCATCTGCTGCTGCTGCTCTCTTCTTTGCTGCCAAGTAGCAGCCTTCTCCTTAAGTTCGTCTATTCCTCTCATCTCGAGATTATCAAGAATTGTAGGCAATCCTTCATCTCCAAAGAAATCACCAAATACTTTGCTTGATTGAGAAAGTCCCATAACAGTCTGTAATGCAATTTCTTTTTGCATTGAGAAGTTGACGCCAGCCTCTACTTTTACTTGTAAAGAATTAGAATCAAAATTCATATATACACTGCCTTTTTTATTTATTTCCATATAATCTCTTTTACCATTCGGAAGTAATATAGGAAGGCTTCTAGGTGTAATATAATATTTAGGTATCAAATCAACGATTATTTCCGCGCATCTATTTAATCCTCTAATATAACCAACAGTGTAGGGCATACTAGCAGTATTTGTTTGTATGGCGCTTCTGGCAAATGCCAGTCCAGATAGTTGGGCGCTATTTATACCAGCAGAAGAATCATAATTACCCAAAATAGTCTGGGTCATCTCATCAGCCATCCTGAACGTATCTGATATTTGAGGAGGAATTGGAGTCCTGACTACTTCCCTGGGAGCTGGCAAAGGGACATCTAAATTAGGTCCATTTTTAGTCTGGAGAAAATGATTGTAAACAATAGTGTCTGCTTTCTGCATATTGGTATATGCATTTAAATAGTCTGATGGTATCGACTCAAGCGCAACAATAATTTTCTGTTGCATGGTATTTTCAAGTTCATTTGCTAATGACTGCCCGGCAAAATTCTTAAGCATTTGAATGCCGCGAGCGTGATAAGCATAAGGCTTTGTCATTTGATTGTATGCGCCGCTTTCTTCTATAACGACACTGTTACCATCAAAAAAAACTAATGGAAGATATTTATAATTTGTTTCTATATAGTCTAAAACTCTGCTCTCACAAAAACGATATCTAACAATTTTTTCTATAGTAGTTCTTCTTGATTTTATTGGGATAGGAGGTTGCTCCAATGCACCGGATTGATTCCATTCTTCAAGAAATTTATCATATTTTTTTTGAGTTACTGTATGACCATTAGACAATTTTAATATTTTTTCTTCTATGCATTTTTTCTCGTAATAATCACAAACAAGAACTATCTCTTGATCATCGCTTTTGAATGACCAATCAAATCCAGACAAAGACCTGGTAAATGTCATATCGTCCAAAGCATCCTGGCCAAAATTATGCAAAAAATCTTCTTTAGTCATTGGGTAAATTTCACCACAAAATCTACCATCTCCTTTATGACTTTCTTTTGCCAATGGATCGAAGAAGCACAGATTAGCGTTATATGCTTTCTCAATGCATATATTTTGCTCGAAACTCATTTCATTTATGTATTTGGTGTAAATTCTTCCTACGGAGTAACCTCCTCCAAGCATGTCATCATAAATCGTGTACCCAAACATATCTGTTGATCCATCAAAGAATATAGACCTAAGATGAGCCTCAACTACTTTTATTGTCTCAATAAAATCCTCATTTAACATAGTCAAAGGAACACCGTCAGAAGCTCTTACAGACAACGATGGCTGCTGTTTCGCAAACTCGCCTTTAAGCCTAGAAATAATCGCCTCAAGTATATTGAATTCAATTGTTGGCCTACCCATTTCTTGAGCAGTTGCAGCATCGTTATCATCCATTGAACTTTTAAAAACAAACTTTTTGTATTCATTGAATCTTTTTGCATTCTGAGAGAAGTACTTTCTTCCTTCATCAGCATTTTTCTTAAGCTCATTTAATCTTTCGCTGTGTCTCTTAGCTATCTCTGGCATATCGAGCCGCTCCTGCTTTTATATTCCGGTTGAAATTCTGGTTAAGAACTCCCAATATTTGTTTCCTATCTTCTTGAGAGTCATCGAATGAATATATGGTTTTTTCTATCAAAGCCATTCTTATAGCATCCGCCAATGTATCTGCTATGTCGTCATGCCTGTGTGTATTGTTAGCAGTAATTTTTGACATATGGGATATGCACGAATCTGCATGTCTTGCATGTTCTGTAAAAGATATGAGTTTAGAGGAAACGCTAGATTGAATATCAATAAATCTTTGAGTCTTACTTCCACTAGAACGATTTCTGTCTATCTGTCTAATTTGTATCCCCCTTATTTCCCCTAGAGTACTTAACAAAGTAACGCCAGTGGATTTTTTTTCTATGGCGGCAACAGACGGTGGTTTTTTATGGAGCATACAATTCGCATAGAAGTCCATAAACGAATCTTTTAAGTCTTTTGGTTCAATTCTTATTTCCAAACAATCAATCCAATGTATTCCTATTTGACCAGTTTTATTCCCAAGAAATTCTATTTCATATATACCAAAAAAACTAAATACTGTTGCGTCATTCCAAGACTTATCTGTTTCCGCTGTGTCTGCTGTTATAAAAGTGCTAAGAAATATAGGCTCTTCATCAAGCAATATAAACCATTCAGGCTTGAATAGTCCGCCACCAGACGGAAGTGGATCTTGCTGATATTGGCTTGCAAATACATAAGGAGATTTGTCTTGAAGTATCAATAATTTTTCTTTTGGCATCATTTCCGGATAAAGTGCGTTCCCACATTCGTCCAATGATTTAATTATAGTAGTATGCCATTCATCTACATCTTTCCCGTTAGTAAGAAAATCAGTAAGATCTGCTTCATGAACTCTTTGGCCCATACATATTATGGGCACATTTAGGCCCCTACATCTTTGTCTTATGGTTTCATCGTAGTTATCTATTACGCCTTGTCGAACATTGTCACTATGTGCCTCATCGGGTTTATGAGCATCATCTAAAACCAATGCTCCTGAGAATCTATCTAGACCGGGAAGTCCAGCATCTTGCCCAGTGACCGATCCACTAGAACCAAACGCCTTAATAGACCCACCTTGAATGGTCTTAAAAGAATCTTTCGCTTTACTATCAGCACATAAATATACATCGAACAGGTATCCATACATTCGAGAAGAAACAATTGATTTTATGAATGAAGTGCACTTAGATGCGAGAAGATGGGAATAAGAAATATAAAGAAAGTTTGAGTCAGGATAATTTGACCAACACCATGCTATCCACATGCTTACAAGAGTGGATTTCCCGGAACCAGGAGGTAAATTTATTATTTCTCGCAATATGTTAAGTCTAGCGACTTCAGTTAAATTCCTACATACCGTTAAATGATGAGATTCCCTACCCTCTGGCTTGGAAATTATAAACGGCCTTCCGGTAATGTATTCATAAAAATATCTGGTGAACTCAAGCAATGAACCACGCAATCTTGAAGATTCATACTCTTTTTCGTAATCAATCATATTTTTATCATATTGACTTTATATTTGAATTTCTTAATTATATCATAATAAATAAAAATGAGCGCATTTCACGCCCATGGTCTTCTAATACTACCAGACTTCGCAGCCTGCACTTACTCGAGGTTAGGCAGGAAACCTATCCGGAAAATGGAGTAACCGAATTAAATTTTATTATATCAAATTAACTATTCAATCTCATCATTATGCGAAATTTTATTTTCATACAAATCCTCATAAAGAGACCTCAATTCATCACCAATATCTTTTGCTCTTTGCATGTCTTCATTTATTTCCATAATTATATTAACTCCAACATACTTATGGAAATGCCTTATGCATTCAAATAGCTCATGTTTTTGCTCAATAAAAAGGTGTTCTTTTTTGTAATTAATCTCTACTTTTTTATCATCCATATTATTTGTACTCGATTTTATAAAATTTCATTAGTTCGCCCATTATCATATTAAATATTTCATTTTTTTCATCTACACCAATAAGAAGAGTTATTGGAGAATATTCATAATAATGCCTTATTGATTGTATTAATTCATCATGCTGCATTTTTATGTGTATAATATTGTGCCTTATAGAGTCAAATAGTTCTTGCTGCTTTTGTCTTAAAGAACATGGGTCTTCTATATCTTCAATCATCTTCAATCTCTTCTAAATAATAATAAAAATCCAACAAAGCATCTTTATATCCCTCTAAAGAAGCACGATACACGCAGTCAAAGCTATTATTAGATTTAGAGTCTATGTTAGCCATAGAAACGTTCTTCTCGGCCATCCTTACCGAAAGATGCAATTTCAATCTAATCAACAATTCTTCTTTGTCATTCATAAAACAGAACCATAAATAAATTATATTCTATAGACGTTAATTTTTTAACGCATATTATACTCTTTCACCATCATAAGAAATGAGCTTTTTAATTGCGCCATAATATAAAATATGGCGCAAATTTACATATTAACCTTTCTTAGCTGCAGGAATAACCCCAGCGTTAAGAAGTTGAATTTGAAGAAAAGCAACTTCAGCTCTTAAGTTGGTTGTTTCTTGGTCCCTAATTAAATTAGTTAGTGATTGCGTTTGTTCTCTAATTAGGTCTCTTGTTCTCTGCCCATCATCTACTATTTTGTTATTGATACAAAATTTAGATTCAGCGATATCATGGCGAACATGACATAACTCATCTAAAGTTCTCAAGCCAAAACGCTCTATCTCATCTTCAGTATGAAGCCCAAATGCACGAACTTCACCATCATTATGTCTAATAGCGTTTTGCAAGTCACCCGTTGAAATTAGTTCACCCAATATTTCATCGCAACATTTTTCTTTACCACCACCATGCCTATCATGATTTATAATGACAGGCTGACCTTGACCACTTAAAACATTATCCATATTAGTTCTCCGTTGATTTAAAATATTAACCCAAATAAGGGCATTTATATTTTACCTTCAATTCAAGCAACATAGATCTGGATTTAAAAAAATATTTCAAAATAACATTATATCAATTCAATTTTCTTATTTATCCCTTTGTTTGCATCTCCATAGCATAAAAATGCTACTGCTTTATGGAATAGATTATTATCAGAATTGTAATAATTATCCTCACATGAGAATAACCTACCCTCATTCCCTTGTGGATTATTTAACTTAACTGTGGCGATACTAGCGCAACCACACAAAGAAAATATTAATAAAAAAGTTATAACCTTCATAATTGAATATCCTTATTTTTAAATAACATTTCAGACAAACTAGCCTGAATATATCCTCCCTTAAAAAAGGAGCGTTATTTTATATAGGAATTTATATTATGTTGCAATGTTTATTATTTGTTCATTCATCAACTTCTACAGCATCTGGAATACAAAAATGAGTTGGAAATGAATCTAAATCAAAATGTTTTCCTTCAGAATCCATCCAATTTCCATCATTTTCTTCTAGAGAGGCAATAAATATTCCATATTTATTTAATATAATACATTCAACTCCACTAGAATAAGGCTTATATTTTCTAATACTCAACCATTTCATTATTTATCTCCATTTTTAACTAAATCCACCATTTTTTTATGACCTTCAAGCGCTTCTGCATGAGTTGAATAAGTTCTATAGTGAGAAGTGAATTTATTTGTAGGACCAATGATGTAGGTTTCAAATATTTCAGGATCTTCGTGGATGTGATTGTGATTACATCCGTGGAAAATAGTACATACAAATGAACCATTTATTTTCGTGTTTGCTATTTTTTTTGATTTTTTGATTTTCTGCATTTGAGCAAACCATTCGTCTACTCCGCAGATTTGAACTGATTTGTTTTTGTTTAAATGATAATATGTAGTCATTATTTGTCCTTAGTTAATTTAATAGTTCTTAAAATTTATTAAATGAATCAGTGGCATAGCCTACTAATTAACTCCTTCCGCAATTGGTGGATGAGATATTTTGACAATCGTCAGGAATTGCACCTGATATGTTTAAAAGGAAATACCATCTCAGTTATATTATCCTTAATATTAGTACATCTTAACATTGCGTTTCACTGTCAACGCCGCGATTGTCATACTTAAAATATAGTTTATCGATTAACATATGTCAACTAATAATGCATTTTAGCAATAACAAAAATGATTAGTTAAATTGGCATCTGATTAGCTATGATTACTGAAGAATAGATGTATTACTATACCTATTGGTGAAGAATTAAATATAGAAGCAAAAGCCGCTAAAGTGTGCTTGTTATCATTTCTGGTAACAGAGGAATAGCGGCTATATTATTTATTTTTATCGTTTTCCTGGCATCGATAAAACGATTGCTCAATGGTTGTATTATAACTAACGCATAATAATTTACTGACAAAATTGTATTTCTCGTGGATATTTTTTTAAACATATTGAATGGTTATTATTTAATTTTTAATTTATTTTAAAATCGCATTATCTATGAATGATTTCAATTCACATAAACATTCTTTTGATAAAGCTCCTCCATGGTAAGGAATTAATTTCTCTGAATCCTCTAGCAACATACTTAATATATTATTATTTACACTAAAATTAATGTAAATTTTCCCATCCACACTTGATGTAACGTCTTCCAAGTTAATTTTTTTGCTTAGGAAAACTTGAATGATTCAAGTTCTTCATAACATTTTTTGCATCTATTTATTGGACACAGATCATAGCCCTCATAACTTTCAACATGATCGCAATAGCTATTAACTATTAATTGTATTTTATTTTTTAAATCAGGAAACCATGAATATTTATTTTCATGTTGTAACAATTCGAATAACTCTATTAAATTATTAAGATCTTCCTTGGTGAAATTATTCAATTAATTCTCCATTTTTTATTAAATATTCTCTATGTAGTAAAGCTTGTTTCAACTCTATGCTGAGTGGTGTTAAATCACCTTCATTCATGTGATATGCAAGATTCGTAAGATAAATGTATGCTGGATAAATCTTCGAATTATCCCTACTTTTAACTCCATTCTCCATGTCCTTGAAGAATTTTATTATTTGTTTAAGTTCTCTCAAAACGCCCAATCTCATTTTTGACACTTCTTTCATTATTCGTCACAAGAACATGTTTGTTCAAATATTATTTGTTTTTTATATTTACTGCATTCAAAACACATATCAAATTCATCGGTCATCAATCTTTCCATATCAAGTAATGCATTTTTATATCCCATTTCATGTCCACACGCGAAACTCCCCGGGGATTTATCTACGAGTGAAGGTAATTTTTTAGATATTTCTTTAATTTTATTATCTATGAAATTTTGTATGATCATTCATTTCCTTACGTAACTTAATAACGTAGTCTCCATTTTTTATTTTATTCCATTATTCATTAGTTAATAGACTTTATTTATTTTTAAAAATAACCTTTTCTTCCAGAATTTCTTCTATTCTGGATTTTAAAATCAATTACATCCAGAAGGTTAATAAAAATAGGATATATTATTAATCCTATTAATATACCCAAACAATTAAGTAATAATATTGTCGAAACTGTCATTTATTTCTCCATTATTAAATTTACTTATTGATTCTAGTGATTAATTGAGAAATTCAATTAAATTTTTAATGCCATCTTCATCTGACCTTGATTGTTTGCTTACATCTTCTTCTAGTCCGTTTGCAATTTCTTCTTCCCTCAATTCATAATAATTGTATGGCTCAAGCATCAGACTCAACACTAGCCATGGATATTTTTTTTTTGAATCAAACATAGAAAAGCATCCGCCAATTCTCAAAGAAGGTTCATTTATCATAATCTAATCTCCATTTTTTATTTAAATTAATAGTCTTTATATTATTCAAAAACAAACCCGGTATATCCATCTAAAGTTCCATGCGCTTCCAAATGAATCTTTAAATGGAGCTCATGAGAATCCGTATTCATCCAGCTTTTAGGTGCATTAGGGTAATCATCCATTAAATATTCAATAATATCTAGAATCAATATTAATTCTTCTTTATTTAAATCCATCCTTAATAATCCTTCTTATTGTCATCATCGAGCTTCTTTCTAAGTGCCAATAACTCTTCTTTCAAAGCATCGTTCTCTTCACTCTTCTGCTCTAGCTGAATCTTATCTCCATAAACCTTGGGAATAAGCTTAGAAGCAAGCCACTTACGTGTATCTATTCTAAGCCTTGATCTGCTCATGAACTCCACGTTAGCAACCTTTTTCCCGTTCTCAGTAATAAGGTTATCTCCGCTGTCATCGTCTGCGATATCTAGGCAATCTTCTGCTAAAATGTCAGCCTGTGCTAATTTTGCACGTGCGTACTGGGCAGAGAAACTTTCATACTTAAGCCTCCACTCTGTAATTGAAGGTGGCGCAGGAAATCCGTCCTTGCCGTACAATCTATGTAGTTTTTTTGTTCCCATTGGGTGAGTAGATACCATATGGCAAATATAGTCAGCTAATTCCTGATTAAATCTAGTTGGCTGTCCGGGCTTATCATAAACTTTCCTCTTCTTCTTCAGATTTCTTTTTTCTTCCTCTTCTTTTTTTACCATCTGAATTTTCCTTATTAGTTTCCTCTAAATCTTCTGTCGTTTTATTTTCTTCTTCATGAGAAACATTTTCGCCAATATCGTGCTGAATTGCACCAATAACAAAGTCTTTAATAACACCTTTACCTAGGCACATAGGACACTCAACAATAACTCCACCGCAATCTGTGTGATTATATATGCTGCCATGTTTGTACATCTTTTTCCTTCCAGAACATCTGAAGCATCGCCTATATCCTTCTTCCATAAATAAATTCCTCATTTATTATTTTATGAGGGTCATGTTAACACATTAAATAAGTGGCATAAAGATATTAATCAATATTTAACGCATACTATATTGCATAAAGACAATTGCATTGAAATAATGAATTGTTTGTTGCATAATACAACTTAAACAAAAGGAGAAAAAAAATGGAAAAGATAAATATAATCGATTTAATGAGCCAAAAATTTGCATTCCGATGCCGTATTTCTGATGATGCCTGCGAATACTGGGATTATGATTTTTTTATTAGAAATTATGGTGAGCCTTTATTCTGGGAAAATGCCAGAATAGAAGAATTAGAAATTTTAAGAGAAAACTGCAGGCGAATTTTAATTGCTACAGAAGATATGTATGAAGATTCGTTCGTAGAGAGAAGAAATATAGGCCTTACAATAGAAGAAATACTGAAGATGGATAACTTGTATGGAGAGGAAAATAAATGAATTACAATGGCTCCATGGAGGGATGGAACGAAGATGAAAACGAATGCCAAGGTTATTGCGGTTGTTGTGAATCGTGCATTGAAACATATGAAATAAAATGTGATTTAGAATATGATAATTTTATAAATGAAAATAATAAA